GGTACCGCTTGGCAATTGCAGAGAGTTGCTGACGAGAATGGCGTTAGTGATCGTACCCGCTACGGCTGGGGCCGTAATCGTGGCATTACCGCTAGTTGATCCCGTAAGTGATAAAACACCAGAAGAAGTACCCGCCAGTCCTACCGTTAGAGTAGGAGTAGAGAAGGTTAGTGCCGTACTGGTTAACGGGGCCGTTGCCGCCCCGCCGCCCAAAACGACGCCAGTAGACGCCAATGCTAGAGAGCTGGACAACACAGTTCCGCTAGAGAAGTAGGGAACCCCGCCAGATGTTCCGGCAAGGTTGAAGTTTAGCGAACCCGAAGTTGTTACAGGAGATCCGGTGACGGTGAAAATCCCCGAGGGCGACGTGCTATTGACCGTTAGTCCGACGCTAGTTGCACCGCCCCCTCCGCTAGATCCGGGGGCGCTCTCAAAAGGTACGGGATATTGTTTATCACTCACGATTCTCCTTACTGCGTCTGAAGATAAGTTACAGTCGCAGATCCGCCGCCTGTAATTCCATATACGGCTTCCGTGGTGCTAAACCCGAGACTCGCGCCAGCGGACCCCGCTAAATACTGACCCGTAGAGGCTGTTCCGCTCGTGTTCTCAATTATGTAAACTACGGTCGTGCCGGTATTGGTAATTAAGAGGCCGGAACGGGCGGCATTCGCCGCAACGATAAGAGTGGCAGCGGCGGTAACTGTAACCTGCCCCGTAGAAAAAGGATAATTTTGAAACATATTGCTCCTTAGCTTAAATTCTCTAGTCTGACGCGAACTGCGTAACGCCCCGAACCAATTGCTCCAGACAGGGCCATAGCGTAAGTAATGTTGGTGGTAATTGCCGCGTAGAACGTAACTGATCCTAAACCCAGAGCCGTAGTAGAATTAGCCCCTAGAGTCTGGCAAGCGATATTTCCAGTTACTACTGAATTCGCGGCAGCCCCGCTATCGTCCGTCCAGCCAAAGGTCCCCGTAAGATTGACGGAGTTTCCTGCGGTTGTGATGTACAGGTAGTAGGATAGCCGATAAATCCCCGCAACCGTGGTGGCAAACAACGTAGTGGTGGTGATCGCCGCACTTTGCCCCGTAAGATTCAAAGAAGCCGCTGTGAGAACCGGAGCAAACGCTGTCGTGTACGCAGACATGTTCCCCGAAGCGTCATTCTGAAACGTGACGTTTACGGACCCCGATGGGGCGGCAGGAGTCGAATTATTCCAATTAGTGCTCATTTATGGGACAGGGGTTCCGTTACAAAAGACTGGGAGGTCGTTAGGCGGGTAGGCCGAATTGACTTGATTGGTAGAAACGTCCGCCCCGTTACAGTAGAAATCATAGTCATCGCTTACGGCAACCCCGTTGCATCGAATACTGCGGTTGAAAGGACTGAAGGTCGGAACGTACTCTGTAAGGATGTTTTGGAATACCAGCGTCTGTTGATCTAAAGGCAGAGTGGGCGATACGGGGATGGTTTGGATGCCGTCAACAGTGATATTGGGATTGCCGGGGGACGATGCGAGGTCCCCCGTCAATGGATACGTACTCTGCGGAAATACCTGGCTGTTGATTGCCATTATCTCAGTGTCACGTCTTTCATAACTTCTCGTACAAACGCTTTGGCCGACTTATTGTCGTCCGCGCTCGTGTGGGTAAATGTGATGCTGCTTGAAGTCTGATTGTCGGTATTCGCGTCAACCGCCCATTTGTAGGCTTCTTTGGCGGTGTTGAACAGCGCATCGCCTTCCAGTCCTACAGCGTAGTTCTCGCGGAACACGGGTTTCCATGTCTTGCCGCAACGGCTGCACCGAATCCACATCTCGTTCTGGGGCAGGATGTGCTTAATCAGGCTGCAGTTAACGTCGGTGCCTTTGAGCAATCCACCCGGTACGCCGCCTCTCCCGCCTTTTCGGTGGACGCAAATGTTCTGAACTAACTCCTGATCGCGGGCGGTCTTAGTTAGTTCCCGGCCATTGGCGATCAGCTTCTCTCGCCGCATGTTCAGCTTATTACGCCGGTCGTCCAGGTTGTTCTTGGTATCTTCCAGCTTGGCTTCTTCGGCCATTGCGCGGATGTAGGTAATGCGGAGTTCGATCTCGTCTTTGGTAAGATCTTCAAGCTTGGAGTTGATGAGTTCGGTCGCAGTTTTCTTAGGTTCTTTTACAGGCTCTTTGGGATCGGGCATAGTTTTCCTTTAGGGTTTAATCAGGGTCATTACTTACTAGGGATTCGCGGGCGAGTTCTCGGGCCTCGCGAATGGTGTGCATGACGAACTTCTGAAAATTACTATACTCTAGAAACGGACCTTTTTCGCTCTCGAAAAACTCACGTTTCATGCGGGCAAGGTCACTATCTTCGATATTGAAGCGAAGCAGTACGCGGTCGTCCTCGCGGAAATTCCTTACTTCTGTTCCGTCAAGCTGGTAGCCGTTTAACAGGAAATAGGCCCCAAGCCGGGAGTCCGCCGTACTATAGACCATAACTGTGTCTCATATCTTGCATGAAAGAGTTGTACCGACCGGATGCGGGGCCGTAGGCACGGCCAAATACTCTTGTGATCGTTTCTTCGGTCAGCAAGTTCTTCCGTCTCAGATCCATCAGGCAGGTGCGCCAGCCACGGTGTTTCGTATCGAGGACTACGCCTTTGTCGTCAAAGTGGGGTATTTCGAATTCGATCATGTAAGGCCGCTGAACCCAGGAGCCCATGATAGGTTCTGTTTCGCCTTTTACGAACCCCCACAACGCCAGTTTCTGGTCGTGGCCCATCTCCCTATAGAAGCATTTCAACTTGCACTTGTCGCGGAGAATGGTTATGAACTGCTCGTAGCTTAGAATACGGCCCTTGCGGGGTTCAAACTCCGCATAATCTGCGGGGTCAATGAACCGGTATTCCTTGGCTACTTGCCAGTTGCCTTCTTTCCAGCGAGCGAGTTCTTCTTGGTTCTGCTGGCTGCTAGGTCCTTCGTGGCGATGCTTGCTGTATTCTTCTATTTCTTTGGCGAGTGCGGGGTCGTCCTTGCCGACAATCTCATCGGCATAGGTTTCCCATCGGGGGCGCGACATAGATTCCTTATCGTTTCGGGGATGTTACAAAAATGAAACGCTACCGCAGAAGTTAATTACTCTCACATCGGAGCGTCGGGCAAGGTGCTGTGGCCACTACGCTGCCACGCCCTGAAAGCACGACTACCTACAATGGGTTAATCCGAACCTTGATTGTTTGGGAGCCGTACAGGAAGTTGAAATGGCTGGCAGAGCAGGATTCGAACCTGCGATAACCTCATTAACAGTGAGGGGCTTTGCCGCTAAGCTACCTGCCAACTGGAGCCGAAGGAGAGGATCGAACTCCCGACAGGCAGTTTACAAAACTGCTACTCTACCGACTGAGTCACTTCGGCAAAACCCCTAGGCTTTTACTGGGGCTGCTTTGACTTCCACAACTTTTTTGAACTTGAGAGAACTTTGTAGATCCCACGCATCTAACAAGGTATACAGGGCGGTAAGCGGGGGTTTCGACCAGCGCCAGTTGTGGCGCAACTCAGGATGCTCTTTCCACCCGGCCTTTAGCAGGGCCGAAGCTTTGTCCAGATCTGGACTATTTCGAGGCATCTGGTTTGACGATCTTTAGTACGCCTGAGAGCCGTCCCGCAGCATCGGCAACAATCGCACTAGTCAGTTGTATTGTCACCACGATATGCGGGGGTTGTTCCTGACCTACGGGGTCAGGCCCCGTAATTATGAGACCCTTCGCGATACTGCCGGTCTCTAGCTTTAAAATTTGCCCAACCACATGGTCTAAACGAATGCTGACCAAATTGCCGACTTCAAGTTCATTTCCTACGAGGTCCCTTAGTGTCATGGTTAATACCGTTTCGAAAGTTGCCGGGAACGGGAAACAGCTTCTTTGGGGTCTTTACCGAACCCCCTAATTCTTATGCCATTTGCATGGATCGTTGCCGCGTAATACCCGCCACCTTGTTGATGAATTGTATGTTTATTAGGGGCACGGTCGGCAGCAGAGGCAACACCTACCGACCGTTGTATTTGCCCCATCATGTAATAATTATCTCACGTCCTGAACAGAATGTCAAGGGCTTTAATTGCCTTGTCCAGTTCTGGACCGAATCGCCGGGTGTCGGTTATGGTCACGCCGTCAACCACCTTTACTTTCAATGGTTTACCGGGAAAGGTTAGGAGTTTGCCCCGCATTCCTTCAGGGGCATACTTGGCTGGTTTGTGTTTAACAGGGACGTAGAATTCTATTACCATTACGCCGTGATTTCCGCCAGATCCGCTTGAAGCTGGGCGAAATTGAATTGGCTCGGGGAAAGCCCCGTAGTCGAGATCCAGTCCTGATCGAGTACACACCAGCATTCCTCGCCGTAATCGCCCCGGAAGTTATGGGACATCTTCAGGGTTGTTCCCCAGGTTTCGCAGGTAGTGGTCAATGGCGAGCTGGCTACGAGAGGAATGCAGTGCCCGCCCCAGCTTCCCGAGGCACCGTTAGGCGTGTAGATTCCGCCCGCACTGACGGTCCAACCCAGCTCGCCCTGTGCCGTGACCGGTAAACTGATCCCGAACATGGCATTACCAAACAGGTAGATTGCCTGCCGGACCTCGACATCGTTGGTCCAGTCAACTGCTAGAAATGCGGTAATTTTATGCCCGGCAACGCCGGTCGTTCGCCAATAATTCAGGAAGGACAGCATGTCCGTGCCTTGGTCGGTGACCGGATTTCCCGGAACGTACCCGCCAACCACTTCGTAGGAGTTCAAGACATCGCCATCGGTCGGCTGGTACGGATGCCCAGCATAGAAGTTCCATTGCTGGATCATGTGCCCGGCAGCGGCTTCCACGCAATCCCCAAGTATGTCGTTGAAGTACAGCGGGATAGACATGGCAGCTTTTAGCCGGGTGATCCAGGAAACCTCAACGGGAGGGGCCGGAAGCGCCTTGGGCAGGTAGTCCTTTAGTTTCAGAGTCCGACTATCGTGCCGAACCGGCTTTTTACCGAGCTTTGGAAGTCTACCGTTAATTAACATAATCTCCTTACACCATCAACTTTTCGTTCGGACCTAATTCCGGGTTATCTTCGCTGCGGCTGATGAAATATTTCCTGATTTTATCCCGCATTTGCCATTTTTCTGGAGCCAATTGTACGATGCCTTGTGCGTCCAAATACGCATCAGAATAAGGATCGTATTGTTCTTCGGCCAAGATTACATCACGAGAACTATACCCCCTGCGGGCTTTGCTGCCGTGGAAGAAATGAATAGCCATTGCATCCACGTAACCAACGTTTCGCCGCAGTCGCTGCGCACGTTCGCCCCAGGCAGTGACGTAGTGCTTGTACGCCGGACTGTAGTTCTGCATGTGAATATCGGGGGGCTCTAACCCCACCAATTGAAAGGACATGTTCCAGTCTGCATGGCCGAGGATGCAGCGATCCATCATTCCGCCGACATCTTCAAAGGCTTTGTGGGTGAAGGCAAACGCCCCGCCAGTCGCCCCCGCGCCCCGCATAAATGTACCATCTCCTGCGGGCATCATAGCGTTCTCGTAGTCATCAACTTCGTGGACTTTGACAAATTTACCGTTCGCGTCCACCACACCATTGTGGTACTGCGGGCTGACTTTGAAGTTGTTGTTTATGTAGTTGAAAAGAAACGACGTATTGCTACGGATCGGCAAGTTAGCTTGGCCGTAAACCGCCCCGCTAACATCGACATAAGAACTAAACGGCTGCACCCAGGCGTAGTGCTGGAGCTGGTGAATTGTTTCAAGAGCCCAGCCAACTGTGACCAGATGAAAGTCCCCGTCACAGGTCATACCGTACTTCCAGTTTGCCGGAAAGGTCTGTACAACCCGGTTCTGGATCGATTCTTTGTGGAACGCCTCGGTGGTTGTCCGCAACTGGACATCTGTGGGCCGGTCAGGGCTGGTTACTTCCCACGGTCGATCCCCGTAAGCCAGTTCCCCGACATGCAGAACCACATTAGCTTGTCGCTCCATGTGGTCCCGGAATTTGTTCATCAATTCCCGGCGAGTCCTCCAGCGAAAAGGGTTCGAATACCCAACAGCCACATGTAAAGTCTGGTCTTCGCTCCATTGCGACCATGGACGGTGTACATCGGGGTGGCGCAAATCCATTTTAAAGTCCTAATCCTTTGGACAGCTCCAGTACGTTATTGCGACGGTCGCAGTGTTCACAACGTCTGTTTCTAGCCTGTTGTTCCTTGGTGGCCCACCGAACGTTTCCGGGTTTACGGGGTGTCTGCAAATTACGTGCAGATCGCCGATGTACTTCCCAGTGTAATCAATAACTTGCATTTTCCCTCCTTAACAGGGAACCGAGTCGGGGTGGGTGGTTAAGGCACCCACCCTTCATCGGATTACAGCAGATTTACCCACTGTAACAATTATAGCAACCACAAGAGCCTTTTGTCAAGCGAAACTCAGGATTATAAGTCCTTTGTTTTCATTAACTTATGGCGCTCGCAGCGTCTATTTCTCTGATACGGCAAACTGTTACCCACCTTTCGGCGGAGCAAGTCATTTCTGCTTGCTTCTCATACTTACGATTCGTATGAGATCGGACTATCGCATCGCCTCTCGGCGTCTTCTCGCTTAGTCTCTCACGGTCCCCGAAGGGTTCCGCCTTGTTGGCATTTCAGCGTTCAAGTCAATTAGAGAAGATTTAACTACGACCTGTATAAGTTGTTTAGAATCAACTAGTTAATCGTAGTATCCGGCCCTAAAGAGGTCGTAAAATGAACTCTGTAGGATGTCCCTAAACCCTTTAGAATCAAAGGGTTACCGGATTAACTGGCCAGACAATAGCCAGGAATTAGTCCACTAGGATCAGCAACGGACGGTTCAGCGTTTTGGACGATATTCAGGATTGTTACGCTTTTCGCGGGTAAGTCATTTCTGCTTACCTCAACCGCTTTTGTTCGCGGTTGCTCGGACTGTCGCATCCTCTACTTGAGAGGTTCTCTCACTCAGTCTCTACTGGTGATCTTATCTTCCAGTCTGTTCCCGTTTCAGGGTTCAGCTTAATCAGAGAGAATTTGCTAGCCTATATCGCTATAGGTAGGTGCAATTTTGGTTCACACTTAATATTCCGCCATTCGCCATCACCGAAACCAGTATCTCCCTGCGCACCTAAATTGATCGAAAAAATTCCGTCACGACCAAAGATGTACGTACGCAACGCAGTCAAACCAGTTACAGCACCCGTGCCCGGATTGTAGTTCGAGGACGTGGTGACGAGGTTGGACTGGAAGAAGCTGACGCCCGAAGTCGGGATTTCGATGACTTCGGTAAGATCGGTGGAGATGATTTCATCCAAACGCGAATACCCTTGCGGGGTTCGCTTCAGGATATCGATGGGGGAGTCGTTCGAGTTGTCAGCCAACACATCGCCGAGGGCGAAGGGATGGATAACTCCAGCAAAGTTCTTGCTGGCTTCATCGAACGGACGCACAGACCGACCAGCCAGACTCTGCACTGCGTTACGGATGTAAGTCAGGGACAGAGTGGTAAAGCTGGTAAGTGAAGTTGCGGCCAACTTAGTAAGTACGCTGGAGTCAACCGTGTTCGCGCCATCCGCAGTTGCGCGGACCAGAGCGGACAAAGATTCTCCAAGACGGTACGCCATTTCGCGTGCGACGTTCTCGACCGTGTTATCAATGGCAGTTGCCAGAGACAAGCTGGAGAAGTTAGCGTAATCCGCGTACTCGCCAATCGTGGCCGAGGTATTCAGAACACTAACAGTGATCGAAGATCCCACGGTGCCTTCCGTTGTCTGCGCGGTGTTCGCAGCCAAAGGCACATACATGTACAAGTTATCGAATTGTTTGGGTTTTAAGCCTTAGGTGTGACTGGCTCCTGCGTCACCGCAGGATCGCTCTCACGGTCGCCCGTGAGTCCAGACTCTATCTTCGAATCAGTATACGGCGGTACTAGACCTTCTTTAACCCATTTCTCGTGGCACTTATGAAGAGCGTCCACAATGAGTTGATCTATTTGCGCCGGAACTAGTTCGCTTGACGTATTAGTCGTTACGCCTACTCCGCGTTTATTGAGAACTGCCATCTTCTCCCAGAGTGCTTGTCGCTTTACGGGGTTTTCAGTACTCGGCAAGCGGACAAGTTCCAGAAGAACGATAGCCTGTTCTCGTTTGACTATAAGGTACGGCAAAACGGCCAAGAGCAGAACTTCAATGTCTTTCCGTTTTAGTAAACGCCATATATAGTGCTTTTTGTTGTTCGGGCGCTGCTGCTTTCCATCAAAGAAGTTGCCACCGAAGTTCTGGTGTAGCCACTTGATGAGCCTGATGTCGGTATTCGCTACAGACACAATGGAGTTGTAGTTTACTACTCCCCACTTTTGGCGGCGTCCGGCACCGATTGAGAGGCATCCCTCCCCATCGATTATGCCAGCTAAATAAGCAAATTTAGTCTTTTCTGACATCAGCCATCCCCTCCTTGGGGATTATTAAAAGGCCAATAAACGCATAGTCTTGGCTCGGTATTGTCTGTAGTATACAGAGGTCCACCGATATAGTCAAGTTTAATTAATCAGCAAACCTGTCACTGATTACCAGACTTCATTGGCAGGTCCAGGCGTTCTGAACAAGCTACGAACGGAGTCTGTGCCTTCAGATTCTCACGGAACTTCTTCGTTCCGTAATCCAACGTCCCTTGTAGGTCCTGATTAAGACAAGAAGTTATCATAATATCGAACCGTGGACTGAGGCAAATTACTCTGATTATTGCCGCTAGGCGAATAACCCATAATTTGGTTACCTCTTAATTGGATTGCTCTTTCTGCGCGGTCGGCCTCAAATAATCCGATTTGAGGTTTGCGGCCCTCGGTTCAAGAGCTAACCAAGGTTTCTTCTCCACACGCACGTTGGAGGGCTCAGAGATAATCCGATCTCTTTGCCGAACTTTAGAATTGCGGGGCTCGATACCCTGAACCCCGTTTGCGGTACCAGTAGCGTGCCCGGTGGCCACAAACTTAGTACTTCACCCATAGAGCATGTAAGATCAGCTTATCTAGGGAAGTCAATATTTTCTTGTCTGAGACGACGGCCCAAGCGTACAGCGTCCGTCTGTTCTCCCACATACACCATCGTTCGTGGTGCAGTGCGCCTTCGCAGAACTTACAGTTTGCGGGGGTTATGGCCATTACGCTTTTTAGCGTTACGCTACGGGGCGTAAAACTTTGTACATCTCTACAGCGTCCATACCTTTGCCGTAGAAGTCCTTTAAATATTGCGAGGTTCGCCAATCACGCTTGGTGTATAGGTGATTTGCGGGGCCGGTTGGAGATGTATGCAGCCACAGCGTCTGGTTTGTATAAAAGTCTTCGGCTGTCTGCATCAGTTGGTTTCCCCAACCCTGATTCTGATACGCTCGGGCAACTGTTAGGCTCCAGATCCACAACTTGTCCAGATCTGGACAAACTATGATCGCGCCTAAAACCATCATTCCCGCCGACCAGACCCAAACCTTGCCAGTTGAGATCTTGACTCGTAATACCTCATCCGGTTCAGGACTTAGATAACTAATCTGGTTGAGGAACGATACGTCCCAGAAATCCGAGGAAACGTACTCGCGAATTACACTACCGCTTGACTTTTCTGTTTCTTCCATTCGGGCATCAAGATAAGACGCTTGTATTCTTCACCTGACATCTTTTCTATGTCTGCGGGGCTGTATCCCTGTGGCGCGGGCGCGGGACCCTGTGTGGACGTGTTACCCCTGGTCAGTCCAAGGGCTCCTGGTTTCCTAACTGGTTGTGGGGCGGGCGTGGGTTCTGGGGCGGCAGCGGTGACAACTGGTTCAGGTACTGGCGCTGTGACGGCAGGAGCGGGGCGCTCGGTAAGTATGTTCGCGCCTTTCGGTCCCAATGCCTCATACGCTCGGGCGAAGTTCTCTTTGACCGGATCGAGGCTATTCTTAAGCATCCAGTTAATCAACGTGTCGCTGTTGTCCTGGCAAGGAAAGTAATCAGGAGTTGATCGAACAAACGCGGAGCCCTGTTCTTTGGCGTCCATCGCCGCGATACGTTGGTCGGAGCGGGATAGAGATTGCAGGATCTGTGCCGGGTCCCCGATCTGGCTACGAACAATTCTTGCGGAAGCCGCCTCGAACTTCTCGGGGTCCGTCAAGTCTTGGCTGAGCTGCATTCTCTCTTCAGCGGTCAATGGTTCAGGTTTGAACTCGTATTGCGAGGAATTGCTGCGGGGCGCTTCGGCAGGGATGTTGTCCTGGAACACAGTGCCGAGGCGAAGGTCTTTGTTGAGCTTTCGATTCAGCCGGATTAGCAGGGTGTTCTGCTCCCCCATCTTTTTAACAGCTTCTTCAGGGGATGCTGCCACGATAACCTGTGGGTTTCCGAGATTGTTGCCGTTCTCGTCGGTGGGCTGGTACTCGTATCGGAACTCTTTGGGTTCTTGGATAGGTTCTGTAATCGGTTCTGTGGGTTCAGTCATATTTTCCTTTGTCAGTGTCATTCATCGTACAAACTAGCGGTGGGATCGGGGCCGACTTCTCGATTGGCCTGTTTCCCCGTAAGCTGCTCTGATTCAATACGCATCCTCTGAAGGACGTTCTCGTAAAACACCGAGGCGGCTTGTGCCCGTAAGTGCCGGGTCAGGACTTCTTCCCGGTTCACGGGGTCCGCCTCCATCATGTGTCGTTGGAGACTAAAAATTTCGGCTTCGCAAAGTACTTTAAAGATCCCGAATCCCGGAATCTGCGTAAGCGCGGCTAATTGCGCCCGGTCTTGGTCGTTCAGTTGGTTGTTCATAGAGTCTTAATTCTTATGATTCGCTTATGATTCGCTTA